ATGCCTCTAAGTGCAAGTTCTTGCTTAATGGTATTTATCGCCTCTTTATAGGAGGTGGCGGAACCGTTAATAATCATTTCGCCATCCTTAAAAGGATTCTTTGGATAGATAACTTGAATAGAAAATTTCATTTTTATTCACCTCCTCTCTTGACCTATTATACCAAGCGGTTGGCATTTTGTCAAGAGGGAATTTGAAGCTATTAGTGGCAACACTAAAACAACAAGCTGTTATTAAAGATCTACTGGAAAATACGGGAAAGCCGGTAAGTCAGGCTATGGCTGAGGCCGGCTACGCACCAACTACGGCTAAGAATCCCCAGCAACTAACCAACTCTAAAGCCTGGGAAGAGCTTATGGAAAAGCACCTACCTGATGATAAGCTCTTAACAAAACACGAGGAAGCCCTTGAGGCTACTAAGTGGAATGACTTTACTGGAGAAAGAGAGCCAGACCACAGTACACGCTTAAAAGGAATAGATATGGGTTATAAATTGAAGGGTAAGTATAAAGATGCTATTATCCAATTTAACGCCGATAAGATGGATATAGAGTTTATTAAGAATGAAGGTCAAACTACACCCGGCCCAGTATGAAGTTGCCAGTGATAACCATAGATTCCGGACAATATGTGCCGGTAGACGATGGGGAAAGTCTGTCCTTAGTAGACTTATCATCCTTCAGTGGGCTGTCAAAAACATTGGTACATATTGGATCGTTTCCCCAACATATAGACAAGGCAAACAAAACCATTGGCTCAATCTTAAAAAAGAAATTCCTCGGGAGTGGGTGGAAAAAGCGAATGAAGTGGAATTATCTGTTACGCTTAAAAACGGTTCTATCATTGAGCTCAAAGGGGCAGAAAATCCTGATGCTTTGCGTGGCGTTAAGCTACGTGGCCTTGTTATTGATGAAATTGCATCTATCCGTAATTGGGACTGGCTCTGGAGTGAGGTCTTGCGTCCGACCCTCACAGACTATGAAGCTCCAAGTTTATTCATATCCACCCCCAAAGGTTATAACCATTTCCATGAGTTGTATCAACTGGGACAAGGTAATGATGGAATACACAAATCTTGGCGTTTCACAAGTTATGATAACCCCTATATACCCAAAGGAGAAATAGATGCAGCTAAAAAAGAACTTACTGAAGACACATTTGCCCAAGAATACCTGGCAGACTTTAGAAAGTATACCGGACTCGTGTTCAAAGACTTTCAAAGGGAAGTCCACGTTATCGAACCCTTTGATATACCCCAGGGTGGCGGTACGGGAATCTATCGAGGACTTGATTTCGGCTCGACAAATCCTACCGCCTGCTTATGGATATGGGTTGACTCGGACGACAACTGGTTCGTATTTGATGAACATTACCAAACGGGGCAAACGATCGACTATCATGCTGGAGTTATCAACTCCAAAACAGGTTCTCGATCTATTCAGGCTACTTACGGTGATCCAAGCGGCGCACAGTGGATTAGCGAGTTTGCACAACGGGGTATTTACATTACACCCGCCAACAAAGAAGTCGGTACAAACTTCAACACCTGGGTCAGATATGGAATTGAGAAAGTGTCCGAGAAGCTTAAACGCGTACCAGGGAAAACCATGTCCTTGCCCGTGTCACGACCTAACCCCACCTTACACTTGTCTGGATTGCCTTCTTTATTCATCTTCAAAAACTGTACTGCCACCATCAGAGAAATGGAAACATATCGTTGGAAAGAAAAAAGCGTCACGCAAGCGCGAGACTTAAATGAACCCGATGTGCCGGAGAAGGCTAATGACCATGCTATGGATGCTTTAAGATATTTTGCCGTTAGTTATAGTAAGCCAACTGATTACGCAGAATTTATGAAGAAGCTACCAACAGAGGATTTTAAGAAAAGGAGTTGGTATTAATGAAGATATCTGTACCAAGCGGTTTTGTTAGATATGACTGGGTTTGCGCTGGCGGTAAGGCAGCCATAATTCTTTTGAAGGGATTTGAACAAAAGAAAGTAATCAAAAAGATCTCAAAGCTACTTAATTCTACTAAGAAATGATACCTGATTTACCTGCCTCCGCTCTTCCTATGTTCACCGATATCTGGCGTGAAGTGCAAGCTACTCAATTTGGTGAGGTTAGCCTAACGATCACTACTCACAGAGGTATACCAGTAGCAATAGTCACCAACTCGTTTAGACACGAAAAATTTAGTCCAGGGGATAATAGTAAGGCTATCGAGAGAGTCATTGCTATTGCGAAAAACATGGTGGACAAAAAGGAAACAGGGACTTTATCTTTCACTTTAGTTTTTAATGAAGGCCAGATAAAGGAAGTGACTAACCAATTCTATGACAAGAAGGACTATTGATTTTTTAAGTCAATAGTGTTATAGTTTGAAAATTAGGCACGGGCCTTTCCAGACCACGCCGGGAAGAACCCGGTGTTTTTTATGGCTAAAAAGACAGACAAAGGCAAATCTCTTTACGAGTCTTCGGAGGATAAGAAGATATATGACCGCGTTCTGGAGCATTACGAGAAGTCGTGGGATGATTTAGTCTCTCCTAATATCGCTGGGTTTACCGAGAAGGAAGGGATGTATCTTCAGAAACATTTAGACTCTATCACTAATGAGGAAACTAAGGCTGGAGTCTATGATCCAAGACTGGCTACAATGTCACTAGAACGTTGTGGTAGGGTCATGGCCCAAAATCCTTCAGGGAAATCTTTGGCTATGAGTGCGGATGATAGGGGAAAGAACATGTTAATGAACATGCTCCAAGATAAATGGGTATTGCCTAATGCTAATTCCCAATACACCTTTCTTATCAAGAACCGTTTATGGGATTTTTATTCTCTTATGTACGGGGTTATGTGGGCTTTAGTAGATCAAGTTAATACCGATAACTATTCTGGCCCAGACTTATGGTTACTTCCTATTCGTCATTGTCGTCCTCAACCAGGTAGGTTTTCCATTAAAGACTCTGACTACTTCGGAGTCTCTACTTGGGTTACTAAAGAATGGTTAATGGCTAGAAACAAAGATTCTTGGCACAATATTGACAAATTGCTTCTTAAGATAAAAGATTTCGGCTCTAAACCCCCTGGAGAAAATGACAATAACCAGCGAAGTTTAGTAGAAAACGAACGTCAGCCTAATGTTGTTAAAGAGAAAGACTTTAAATTGATCGAGGTTTATACCGAATATCGTCCAGATCGTTGGATTACTATCTGTCCAGATTATAAAGATAGTCAGTTAGTCTTAAGAGATATCGAAAACCCGCATAAAAATGACAAAATTCCTGTTGTCGCTAAATATTGTTTTCCCATGATCGACTCTATTTACGGTTTAGGAGAGTTTGAAAGAGGTAAAACGTTACAATATGCTCTTAATTCTCTTTGGAACCTCTATTTGGATGGAGTCAAGATGTCTATTTTCCCCCCAATCCAAATGGTTGCTGACGATGTAGTACCCTCCAGTATTCTTATGGAACCAGCCGCTAAGTGGTTACTGACCAAACCAAACTCTAAGATTGAAACTTTCAATGCTTCTCCCCAGGGTATTCAAACTTTTCAGAATACTTATCAGTTTTTACTGGGAGCGATTCAACATTTGGGTGGTTCAAGCGATACGACGATCTCTAAAGAGGCTGATTTACAACAGGGTAAGACGCCAGAGGCCTTAAAGATGCAAGCCGCCAGGGAAAATACGAGAGATTCTTGGGATAGATTTATGATGGAAGAGTCGTTGGAGGAAGTAATGAATCGTTTTGTTAATCTAACAGTTACAGGGTTAGACAAAAATGTTGAATTAAGACTTTTTTCAAAAGAAATCCAGGAAATTCAATCTCTCTATCCAGATGTAGTCGAGTTAGTTGAAGGAGCCGATAGAGGTATCGTTAAAGTCTCCAAAAAACTCTTTGACGGTGCACAATTTGACTACCAAATTACTAAAGGGTCAACTTATAAAGCAGAACAGGATCAAGAAGCGCAAAATATCCAGAGTCTTTTAAATTTTACCCTCAATCCTAACATTTATCCGTTGCTTATGCAGTCATTGCAGGCTAAGGGGAAGAAAATTGATATTGGTGAACTATATCAACGTTCTATTATCTCTTCTGGTATTCAGGATTGGGAGAAAATTGTGGTTGATGTGACTCAAGAAGATTTAAAAGCTCAACAGTTGCAAGGTCAAAATCAACAGACTATGCAGCAACTGGCTGCTAAACCAGGATCAATGGAAGAGTATATGGCTAATCAGATGGGGCCAGGAATGCCTAAGGGACCAGAGGCGGTTCAGCCACCTCAAAGTGGGCCTTTAAGTGGTAAGTTTCAAGATCCTGCTATTCAACAATTTGCTGACCAGATGTTTGGAGGTGGACAGTAATGAACCAAGCGGTACATCCATCTACAAATCCTATATTACAAATCTTTGGAAAAATAAATGATGAGCAAAAGAAAACATTTGAACAGCTTAAAGATAAAGATACAGAGTGGAAGGATTTTGGTATTTCACCGGGTTATTGGTTG